GGAGATTGACAGACCAGTCGGATAGCGCGTTGACAGAACCGATTTCCTGATTGATCGCCTGCTGGGCTCCAGCAAGTTGATTGGCCTGCGCGCTACGCTGCGCCAGCGCGGGGTCTTCGTAGAACTTCTTCTGTATTGCCCCGCCTCCCATGAACTCCGCTTCCCGCGCGGCCCACGCCAGCGTAGGCAAGTTCATTTCGGTGGCGATTTGGTCAATAGATTGCCCCGCCGCAGCACGCGAAGCGATTTCGTTCATTCTGTCGGGGTTGATGCGCTGGCGCCCGCTGCGGTCAAGAACGTCGTTAAACAGCCCGATTTCGCGAAGCGCGCGGTTAAACACCGCCGTTTCGCCACCAGGCACGACATATGGTTCAGCAAAATTGTACGCGCTGCTGATTACCGGATTGACCAGCTTTGCGGCGGGGCGCAGCGGATCTGTAAACTGCCCGGCCGTAGATAGCACAGCGCCGGCTTTTGATAACTTACCCGCCGCGCCGGTAGCACCCGCCGCCTGCGCCGCCGCGCCAGTCGCGCGAACCGCCCCCGCGCCGCCCGTGAGAACCGTAGATATGTCGGCCATCGCGCCGACCGGATCGGTCTGGATGGTCTTGACGAAGTTGTCCCATCCGCCGTACCGCTCGCGGTACATGGAGTTCAAACTTTTCGCAAGCTCAACCGACTTGGCTTTTTCAGGCTGCTCCGAATAGTCCAGCCCGGTAGCCAGCAACGCCTCGCCCTGCGCGAGTTTGCCGAGCATGGTTGCGGTGTCCACGGGGTGCAGCACCATGTCCACCAGACTGCCGTAGAAATTGATGGCGCTGCTGGGGATGTTACCTGCGGTGGTCTTGACGCCTTTCCATACGCCGTCCAGCGTTACAGGCGGCGACGGCGAAGACTCAGGCTCAAATGTAGCCGTTGATAAGTCAAACGCAGATGGCTGCGGCGAAGAAGACGCGGGCTCAAATTTAGCCGTTGACAGGTCAAAAGCCATTACCGAATTTCCTCGTAGGAGGTTCCGTCTGGGCTGACATACGCTTGATTTCCTTTAGCGTCGGTCGCTATCTTCCATCCTTTAGCATTTGTTGCGGGGATGGCGGGCCGCGCCGCAGCGGCGGGCGCTGTGGCTGGCGCCGCGCCGCCAGAAGGTACAGGGGGCGGCAAAGCGTAAGTTTCGTTGCCCAGCCCAGTATCGGTCAAAATTCCGGCGGGCAGGGTTTTCCGCCGGCTGTCCCAAGCGGAAACTGACTGCTGTGCTGCGCGGTATTGAAGATCCGCCAACCGCCGAATGTTTTCAAGGCTCATGTTAATTTTTCCGCCGGCAGCGGTTTGCAAGAACACCAAGTCTTTATCGGTAAATCCTTGCCCAGACCCTAGCCCAGATGATTTTATGGAGTTAAGCGTAGACTGCCCCATGCTTGAAATCAGTGCTTCAGTGTTGGCAATTCCTGCGTCGGGCGTATTGCCAGCTAGATCAAGCGCTTTAGCAAGGCTTAATCTTATGTCAGCACCCGCGCCGGAAATAAGCCCTGGGCTGTTAAGCGCGGCCATAATATCTACCGCACTCTGAGCCAATTTCGGTGCAACTCTAGCTGCCGATAACATTTCTGAATCTTGCGTGGCGACGTTTTTGCCAAATTCTTCGCCGTATTTCTTTTCCGTGCCGGTATTAAGACTAATAGACGTGCCCGCCGCGCGAGTCTGCTCGTACTTAATCTGATTATTGATTTCTTCAAGTTTGGTGGCGTACATCGGGTCGTTTCGGTCAAGCTGATCCCGCGCCATCTGAAGCTGACCCAGCGTGGTCGGCGGCTTGGCAAGGTCAGCTTCTTCTTTCGCCGTCATCCCACGCATCCGTCGCGCAAGCATTGTGACTTTCGCAGGGTCGTTCAGCTGACTGCCGATGAACTGAACGTGCTGCGGGCCAAGCCCCAACGCCTCGGATAGTTCCGGGTCTTGCGCAGCTGTGGTCAGCAGGCCCATCAGCGTCTTGGGGTCTTCGCCAGCCATCGCGGCACCGTTGCGGAACGCATTGACCTTGGCCTCTAGTCGGGTCTTGCGTTCCGTCGCCTGACTGGTGGCGATGTCCTGCTGATACTTCTGCGCGTTCAGTTGATTGGACTGAATGCCGCTCTGCAACTCTTGCATCTTCATCATCATGCCGAGTTGGTTCACCGCAGCGTTGGGGTCGCGCTCCGGCATGGCAATGGGCGTCAGGCCCCGGACAAGCGTCGGATCTAATGGCATGTCAGCCCACTCCCGAGTAGTCGAGCATACTCCGACTGCGACCGCTGCCGCCGCCAGCCTGACGAATCAGCGCGTTGATGTAGTCCCGCTGCAACTGCTCATCCTGCGTGGTGCCTCGGGACAGGGCGCTGTTGATCGCACGGTTCCACCCCTCCTGCGCCCCCAAGTACCCAGACGCCCGCGCATCCGCCGCGCTGGTCACCGCGCCAGCCTGCGCCTGGCCCGCGTTGCCCATGTAGTTGGCGACGTTGGTGCCCATGTTCTGACCGGCCTGCGACAGCGTGTTGACTGCCGTCTGGCCTGTGCCCGCAATCGCCTGCAACGGGTTCAGCAGGTTCGTCCGGTTCGTCTGGAAGCGGTTGAAGGCGTTCATGTACTCCTGCGACGCCAAGTCCTGACCGTAGCCCTGCGACGCCTTCAGCGCGGCGCCAGAGATAAGCCCGCCTCGCGCCGCCGCCTGCCGGTCTAGCGCCTTCAAGCCCTCCGACATGCGGAACGCATAGCCGGGGTCGGCTTGGAAGTCGGCCATCGTGAAGTTCTTTGACAGCGAGCCGTAGCCCGGCGCCTTGCGGTTACCGCTCAGGCCCAGCAAGTCCTGCATCCGGTTCAGCGCGTTGACGCCGCCCTGGCGGAACGGTTCGTTCAGCGCGGTCTGCGCGGCAAAGATTTCGCGGGCCAGATCCATCTGCTCTCGCGAGGTCTGCGAGCCGATGTTAGCGGCCTGCTGCGCGGCGTTGGCCTGCATCTTCGCGGCGTTCTCAACGGCATTGGCATTACGATAGCCAGACACCACGTCGATGCCCATGCGAAGCAAATCGCCCTTGCTGACGCCGAAGTCGTCCATCAAATCGGTAAACCAACCCATGTTGCTGCCTCCGGGGCCTGCGCCCGCTGTACTGCCGACCGCACTGCGGCCGGGGATGTTCAAAGACCCTACTGCGCCTGCCGCACGCGCCGCGTTCGACATGCCGGCGGCGGTGCCAGACGCCACCCAGCTAGGCATGTTGCTGGCGAACTGCGCGCTGCTCAGTTCAGGGCCGTACCTCAGATAGTTTAGCGCGTTGCTTGGGGCGTTGGCGATCGACGACCCGATACTGCGCGCGTAGTTGGCCCAGCCACCGGCGGCGTTCACGCCGGACGCGATGTTGGCGCCGGTGCCGCCCGCGAAATAGCCCTGCCCGGCAGACAATATAATTTCCCCGATGTCGCCGCCTTCGCCTGCCGTGCGGCCCCCTAGATATGCCGCGCCGGCCCAGGGGCCAAGAAAGTACCCTGCCGTCGCCGCGATGATAGGGTCTAGGATCGTCATGATGTCGAAGTCACGCGGCGGCAGGGCGTTCTGCGCCTGATAGTTCCGCGCCGTCATGTCGAACAGCTTATGCACCGGCACGCCGGGGTTCTGCGCCATCAGCGTCTGCAAGCCGGGCTGGCGGGCGTCGTCGCGGCCGTACTCGGCTTCGCTGAACGCCCGGTTATAGCCCGGCTGGCCTTTGCGGTTGTTCGGGTTCGCGCTGTACCGCTTCAACCAGGCAATCGTGTCCTGCTCGACTGTCGGTGAGTTGGGGTCAATCCCGCGAGCCCACAGCCCTGCGCCGTCGGACGTGGCGAACCGCTTCACATCCTCATCGTGCTTGAACCCACCCGACATGCCAAAGCGGACCTTCACGCCGTTGAAGACGCGGACATCCCCCTTCTTTGGCCGGCGGTAGACGCTCACGACGGTTCGTTACCCTCGGCTAGCCAGCGCAGGTATTCCTGCCAATCGCGGTTGTCAGGGTCGTTCGGAACGAACGCGCCGTCCGACCGCAACACACCATTCTCGCGTTTCTGATACGTCATAGCTCTGCATCCGCTGTGTGCGTCCAAGAGTAATAGTTACCCGCTGTCAGCGATACGCTGCCTTCCAGATATGCGTACCCGCCGACATACGTCGCGACTGGCGCATAAGTAGTACCGATGGCAACGCCGGCCGCGTTGTATGCTGCGACGGCGCCGGAGGTAGTCGTGGTGCCGGCGTAAATCGTGACAGTAGGCGCGATTCGCATAGGCACGGGGAATAGGAACCCAGCGTTGACGCGAGAGGTTGTAATCGCAGCGTTCGTCAAATACTGCCGACTAGGCGAATTAGCGGTCGTTGATTGATAGTACCGCTGGCACAACTGGGTTTCGGTGGTGATCGGACGGTTCTCAAACGTCGGAACAGTGGCGCCGGGGAACAACTGCACGCCGGTCAGCAGGAACGTGTTGCCTGCGGTGTCGCCAAGATTAACTTGTGCGCTGGTGGCGACGTAGTTGCCGGCGTTCCACGCGCCACCCGTGGTCTGATACGTCGCGCCCGCCATCAGAGCCCATTGCACCCATAGACCAATGCCGTTGGTGATGTTCCACGATATGGTGTTGGGCAAACCGTTGGTGATAGTGACGGTCTTGTATTCCCAAGTGTTCACGGCGTTGATGGTGTACGTCGCGATGTAGGTGTGCGTGGTAGGACTATTGTTAAGCGCCACGCAATGCGTGCCGAGTTTGCTGGAACGCACCCAGAAGGACAGCGTAAAGGTCTGCCCGATCAAATCGGTGATGTTGTAACCCTCTACTTTTTGTGCGATGAACGCAAAATCACCAATCGCCACCGTAGGGTGCGCGGTCGTGCAGTTCCAAAGACCGGAATATTTAGCCGCTACGGGCGGGCCGGGGTTAGCAGTTTGTGTTTGAAGGTTAGCCACCAGCGCGGGTGCGGCGGGAGCGGTGAAATAGTACTGCCAGCGGTCGGCTATAAAGGATGCTGTCGTTCCAGTAATCGCAACGCCGTTGTTGCGCTGGTCGATCATGAAACCGCCGTTGATGATGCGGTTGTTGTTGTTTTGCAGCCCAGTGCCGACCGGGACGTAGGAGTAATTGACGTACTGGAACCGCGTGCCGTCGTACTCCACCAGCACAATCTGGCCAACCTGAATGTCGCCAGCAACCAGCGGATTGGTGCCCTGCTTGGTCAGCGATTTAACGCCCAGCCCATTTAGGTTTAGTGACGTTGCGCCGGTGTTAGTCGCTGCCGCCACGAACGAAAACTGTTGCCCGGTGGCGTATGCAGTAAAGTTAGGCGACGTGACGACAGCGGTGATTGCGTTGGCAGTTCCGCCGACGCTAGTCAAAAACTGCGACGCGCCGAACGTCTCGGCGCTGCTGATGTTGTCCACCGTCCAGATTTCAACGTCGTCCGCTGTGGTCAGCTTCAGCTTGTACGCCGCCGACGCCAGCCACACGCTGGCCTCACCCCGCGAATCAAGGATGATGGGGTTGGTGTTGGCAATCGTCCCGGCCTGCGTCGTGTACGTTGCCAGCGGGGTCGTCGTGCCCGCAGCGTAGGAGTAGAGCTTGCCTCCGACCAGCGGAGCGCCTCCGGTGGAGAAAAACTGCATCTTCGGCAGCGGACTCAGAATCGCCATATTAGTTAGCCTGCAAGGTTATCCAGTTGGTGCCGTCGTTCTGTAGCATAGCAAATTTACCCGCCGTCGCGGCAAGAATGGCGGTGCCTGGTGTCGTGCTGCCCAGCGGCACCACGTTCGCCTCCGCTGATGTGACGGCGCTGGCCGTGAGCGTGCTGAGCAGTAGCACCCGCCCTGTCGCCGCCGGCGGTAGCGTGACCACGCAGGCAGCCTGAAACTGCACTGCCACGTCGGTGTCGTTGATCGAATAAGTGGCCGCCGACACGGTAGCCGGCACCTGCCAGATGACCGCGTTGCTGCGGATGAACAGGTTGTAGAAGAACCGATACCATTGCCGCGACATCAGGCCCGTCGTGCCGTCCAGCACAGGGACGCGGGGCGCCGGGATGTTGGTGGTGTTAAGCATTGGTCGGGGACAAAATGAGTTCGGCGCCGGTGATGGCGACCTTGACCGGGTCGGTGCCAGACACCTCGTAGACCCGGTCGCGGATCTTCAGCGTCATCCCCAGCCGCCGCCAGATGGCCCGCGTGCCAAACGCCCCCATAGCGCCCATCGAGGTCCAGTGTTCGTTCGACCAGGTGTGCCCGGCGTCGTCGGACCAGCGGAGCATTAGCTGCGGGTCTGACCCCTGCCCGGTTGCCAGCCCCGTGCCTGTCTCGCAGTCCAGTTGCAATGCGTGCTGCGTTGTGCGCTTCAGCGTGTTCTGATCTGCCGGTAACGCCCGCCACGACCGCAGCCACTTCTGTTCAGCGCCATTGTCGGTAAACACGTCCAAGTCAAAGGCGTACAGGTTGCCGTTGCTGCTGTCGCCCACCACTACCTCGTTGTTGTACCGCATCTGGCAGTTAGACTGATGCCGGTAGAACTGACCGTTCTCGAACCTGGCACGCTCATGCCAGCCACCGGTCGCCACATCGTACACCCATGTCGCGTTGCCCGTCGGGAACGTCAGCACATAGAACGAATGGCCGTCCTGCTGGTAGGTGTAGCCGATGGCATCCGAGATGTTGGCGTAGCTCTGGATGGCGTACTCAATCGCGTGCGTACTGATGCGCTGGCCGGTGTAACCGTTCGCCCGGTAGACCATGCCGCCGCCACGGGCGTCTGAGCCCAGCCAGAACAGCCCGTTGTCCATCTTGGCTACCGAGTACGGCGCCGCGCAGCCTAGCTCGTTGTAGGCGCCCTGAATGCGCGACAGCGGGAACTGCGCCTCGCCGGAGTCGTACCAGACCTCAACCGAGTTGGTGCCAAACAGCCACGCCTCGCGGTGGTCCACGATCAAAGCCACCAGCCCGTCGGTCGCGCCCTCCGCGCTGGCAAACTCCAGCGGGTCAATCGACGTGCCGTCCAGCAGCGAGGTAATCCACACTCGCTGCGAGTTGGGCTCGTTGAAAACGAAGTAGCCGTCCAAGTAACCGACCGTCACCGCGCCGGGGAAGTCGGGGTCGGAAATCTCGCCAAACGCATTCGTGCTGACGTTGTAGATGTAGCCGCGGGGGTTGCAGGCGATGAACAACTGCGTGCCGTTGTCGGCCATGCTGACCGGCCTAGTG